TTTAAACACAATTTTTTTGTCTAACGCCAAACCTTGTTCTTTTATTCTGTTTACAAATGTCATTATTTCCGGCTGTGGTTCGTCGCCGGTACTGTCAAAAAAGAATATATGCTTCTTCTTTATATTAATAAACATTGATATCCAATGTTGCCCGGGTTTATCGTGTGTGTCTGTATTAAATATAATACCTATTTTATCCTTACCATCTTTGATTTGCTGTGCTAAATTAAAATTACATAATTCTTCCCAAACGCATTCACCATACATTTTTCTCGTATCGAAATCAATTGGTGTCGGACCAATAAAATCAAAACATTTAAATGCCTTTTCGTATTGTTTCATTACTTTCATTATGTCGACACTTGATAACCATTCATTTGGATTTTTTTTCCATTCTTCTGGCGATATAGGAGCAAAAGAATCAGTCATTTCACTACTCAACTTGCCAAATTCCTTTTGTTGCTTTATCCAACAAGATTCTTTATTACATACATCACTTAAATAATCGGTTAACAATCTATGTATTTCTTTTGTATCATTTGTATTGATTTTGACATCAGGGTGTCTTGAATTCCATAGATCTCTTAATTTATACAACGACTTGTCTGTATAACAACTAAAACCATTAATCTCGTTTTTTTGTTTAGGACTGCAGTTGACCCTTTGTAGCTTTGATTTGGATTTACCCTTTTTAGCTGAGCCAACTTGGGTTTTAATGTGTTTTTTGGTTTTATTTATCCTTGATTTCATTTTTGTCAATTGTTTCTTTATTTTCCTTTTTCGTGTTAATGAGTTCATCATATTTATTAGTGATATTTTTCTTTTTTATATTAATATTATTACTATTATTTTGAAGACCCTTTACTTTTAATTCCGGATCCATCAGATTCACTTCTTTTTGTTTTGGTAGTATCAGCTTCTCTTGAGGTTTTGTACTTTTCCTTTTCACATATTTGTCTAAAGTTTGCGTTGTAATTTTAATTGAACGCATCATAAGTTTGTCGGCATCTTCGACTCCAACATCGTCACCTAATTCGGGAATGGCATTAATATTTTCTAAAGCTGCTTCGTCTAAAGTTTTATATTCTTCTTGTAACAAATCATTGTTGTCTATTGTTTTAAAATAATTGATTGATGAATTAATAAAATTATCATAAGCATATTTCACGTCAGGTAACAAATTTTCTGGTTCCGCTTTATTTATTAACATTTCCTTAAACAAATTGTATATTCGTTTTTTGTAAAACTTCTTATCTTCCTTGTTAACCGACTGCGCCTTCTTATTTTTAACTTGATTATTAAAGAGTGATTTATTTAATAAACAATCTAAAGTGACTTGGTCTACAAAGGCTTGTGACATATTATATATTTTACTGTAAAAATATATAATTAATTTTATACGCGTCCAGATATTTTAGACAAGCAAGGCATTTATTTTCAAGGCATTTTTATTTCTTATTATAAAAAAATTGATATAAAGAAATGCCTACATATAATATATAAATGAACCAAATGACATATTTCGATGAAAAAATAACCGCGTTTTACAAAAAACATCCAGAACCTATGCAGAAAGCACTGGAAAAAATTATCAATAATATGATTGATAAGTGTAGATATATTAATGGAGACAGTTTAGAAAGACATAACTGGGGAAATAGACCAATAAAGTTAAATAATATACCAAAAGATATTAGGTCTTCTTCTTTTGATGAAGAATTATTAAATGCTCTTAATTTAGAAGATAATGAAAAATCAATAGTGGAATTATTATGGGGAGACATACAACTCGGTAAAAGAGTTCACGCTTGTATAATAATGTGGATATCTGTTCATATTCTAAAAAGACCTGTTTTATATATTTTTAGGAATTTAACAATAGACCAAAAACAATTACAAGATGATATAACAGGAACTGAAAATTATAATTTTAATATTCAATTTATTAAAAACATATTTACAGAATTTAATAAAGAAATATCAGAATATTTTCAAGAAACAGATGAAGAATATCATAAGGAATATAGGCTTCCTGAGTTAAAAGATATAAATATTGCTGCTAATATTGATAAGTTAAGCAGCAAAGAGGGTATGGGTCCGCAAGACATATTCTGTGGTTTAATGAATCACTCAGCATTAGCAAAAATAAATGTAAAATTAAGTCAATATATTTATTATAATAATGAACTTGTTGACATAACAGTATTAGTTGACGAAAGTGATTTATTGTCTCCTACATCATCAAATGATAGAACTAATGATAATGATAAAAAGGATTCTACTATTTGCGAAATATTATTAGCAAAAATATATAAAAAGGTAAAATATGCTTTACAAATTACGGGAACAGCACACTCTTTATTGTATAATGTTACTACAAGATTAAGTGACCATACTGATATACAAATTAAAATATCAAAGGTTCATAAAATGATAAGGGCTGACGATTATTATGGTTTATTTAATGATAAAATATCTTTTAACACTACACTTGTTCACCCTTGGTGGGATTACAAAGATGATGATAATAAAAAAAATGTTTATGATATTGGTAATGATTATAATATTAATATAAAAAAAATTATAGATTTTATTCTTTATAAAAGACCTATTTTAAACCAAATTTCAAAAAAACCTAATCAAAAATATAATTCACTATTAATAAGTGAAGAAAAAACGAGAACAGAACAATTTAGTTTGGTAAAAAAAATAATCAAGGATTTTCCTGATTTATTTATTATTATTTATCACGGTAATTGTTTAAGACTATATTTATCAAAACAATATGAAAAGGAAATCAAACGTTTGTCTCAATGGGATGCGCAACAATCAATGTCAAGTCAGCGGTTACATCAACCAGGAGGAGTTTATGGGTCATCTGTAGATACTGATAAATATGACAAACTACCAAATAATTATTGTTATTTTAACATTGATACAAAAATATTAAATATAAAACTTGTCTACAAATTATTAAGAGTTTTATTTGAAAAAAGTGATACACCTATTGTATATAAAACAATTATAACTATAACAGGTAAATATGGTGAAAGAGGTTATTCTTTTACAAGCGATGATTATGATAATTATTCACTACATTTAACAGACCAATATTTTGTGTCACACGCTTCGTTAAATTGTACTAATGAATCTCAAGAAATGAGAATATCATTAAAATCTAATGATATTGAGCTTAAAAACGGAACAATGAAACTTATGTTATGGACTACACCTCTATTACAAGATGTTATGCAAAACTTTTATGTAAAATTTATAAAAGAAATAGAAAAATATATAATGACTTGTAAGAGTTGGGAAGAAATTAAGGATTTATTAGAGAGTATAATAGATAACGGGGATTTTAAGTTTGGTAAATATATGAAATATATTGATGTGTCAAAGAAACGAAAAAATTTAAAACCGATGAAACATTTTGACAAAAAAAGTAATGGTTATAAATTAATTGTTATTGATGATATGAATGATACTGAAATAAATGAATGGTGTAAAGAAACTAAATTAGTTAATTATGTATGTATTAATGAAATCCAAGAAATGAAGAAATATGAATTTATTGATAAGTATGGTGATTATGAAAGCGATGTTCCTCTGTACATTGTTAAAAATAGTATTGTAGATTTTGATAGAAAAAAATTAAATGAATTTGTATTGAATAAATTTCCTTCACTACAATATTTTAAGTTAGATAGAGTAGTTCAAATTCAATCAGGAAGTGCGAACAGTGATAGATATAATGGTATAGAGAATTCAATTGAACATAATGAGGGTTATAATTATTATATTACAAAACGTAAACCAAATACATATAATATTTTGGTTTATGATAGTTATGACAATATACATATCACTATCACAAAAGATAACAAAATTTTACCAAAACAAACAAACAACTATATAACAAAAACTCCGTACATCGTAATTGGTGATAAAATAAAATATTCCGTTCTCAAAGAAAAATACAAACAACAAAATAATACTCACGGATATATTAATGAAGATAATGATGATTTTATAGAAGATGCTGGAATGGCATTACCAGATAAATATTATTGGAAAACACCTGATGGTTGGTTATATTATTATGATAAAGATAAACCAGAAATAATTTCATTAAATATAGTAGCCCCTTTACCAAGCACAAATGTGTTACAAGCAATTGTTTCAACGCAAACATTACTTAATCCTGATATAGTATTATTTGCTGAACAGTGTTGTAAAAAAACAAATACACCAAATTTACGATTTGGACTAAAAGAGATATACGTTAGTTATGAAACATGGTGTAAAATAAATAATAAAAAAA